ATAAACCGTTGGTTTTGCTATGGTATTTACTGAAACGTACGCTACTCGGCGTCGTTGTCGAGCTTACCGTTCCCGTCTCTGTGAGACAGTTTGGAAAGCGGTAGCTACTTGGAGGTACCTCTACAACAGCGAGGCACCGAAGTTCGAGCCAACTTCAGTTACATGTGTCGACCTTTGCGGGGAAACGAAGCGCTATCTGCAAAACTGTCCTGCCGTGGACAGCGAAGCAGAGTTCGCGTGGAATTCAATCAAGAAGCTACAACCGGCTTCATGCCGGTGTATGGAAGCTCCTTTGCTTTCATCCGTCGCTAACCATTTCCGGTCTCCACCACCCTCCCTTCCTCGCGGTTATCTCACATTTGCCCGTAAGATCGTTCGGAGCCTGTTCCCTCACGGGTGGGACTCCGGATCTTACGAAGATTGTGTGCTTAACTGCGATCCTTCTTTGTCAGCTTGTTTGGAAAATCGCCGCGGTGCGGGCGGTCTCCATGGCTTTGTCTCGGGCTCATCTGATGGGCCTGGAAAATTTCGTCATCAGGATTTCTTGACTACTTGCTTGGACGGGGCAACCCGTCCATTAAGTGTCTCTTCGGGACTGACTGTCGTACAAAGCGCGGGGAAGCCTCGCCCTCTCAGCAAGTTCTCGGCGGACGCGATACACCTTCGACCGTTGCATGCAGCGATCTATGATAGGTTGTCGCGCGAGAAATGGCTTTGCCGAGGCGATTTTACCACTGACGTTCTACAGCGTGCTGGTTTTTCTTATGTCTCTGGCGAGACTTTGACTTCGGGGGATTACAAGAGCGCCACGGACAACCTTTCTATAGAGGTTGCCGAGGCTATTCTTGACGAATTGCTTAGGTCCACGGTCTCTGTGCCTGGATCGATGAAAGCATACGCCATGAAAATCTTGCGTCCCACGTTGTTCAACCTTGAGCACGGCATAGATGATTTTTGCCCTACGAGAGGTCAAATGATGGGGTCTTTTCTTTCTTTCCCTCTGCTTTGTCTGCAGAAAAGAATCGCTTTCTTGTATGCAGGCGACTCAGTCGGGATTGATTGTTCAGAATTCCCATGTTTGATCAACGGAGATGATATTCTGTTTAGATCCGGTCCGCACTTCAGTGCGCACTGGATGGACACAGTTGGTAGTCTCTCGTTGGAGGTAGAGAAGACTAAGACGTCCGTTTCCCCGGAGTTCGGTTCGCTTAATTCCACACTTTGTCGGCGCTACGGCGCTTTCTATCGTGTGGTTGCGACTGTCCGAATGGGAATGTTACGGGAGTCAGAATCTTTCGATACTCTCTCTAAGGGTTTTGATGATTTTATTGCTGGAATCAAGGGGTCACTCCGTTATAGAGCGGCGATGGCTTGGTTCAGCTGGAACATAGGAAAAATACGGCCTTTAGGACTCACAACTTGGGATCTCGGTTTTCGAGGTCCCTTGGCCTATAGGGCGACAAAGAAGTTCGGATTACGGCAAGGCCCGAGTCTCCAGAAAATTCCGAGTCTCAAGGTTGAGAACGGTCTGTCGCTCACTTGTGAGTATGTGGACCCTGATCTCTTGGACCAGGACGAAAAGAAGGAGAACTTGGCCGAGTTGGCCGCTTGGAAATGGAGGACGGCTTTCAAGGTTTCTTCGAGAGCACGCGAGTTGATGGATCTGTATCTAGCCGTTTCTGCCACTAGGAGAGACGCCCTAACTTTAAACCGTACTTGTACGGCGGCGAGCAAAGCGTTATCTCCCGGAATGTGGGCGGCGCCAAGATTTTTAGACAACGTGTGCGGACAATAGATAGGGGGTTTCCGCTTCTCATTCCGATGAGAGGCAAGTTACCCACCTACGAGGAGTTCCTTGCGGGAGAGGTAGACGTCGGCTCTGTTGAGCTGCTCACAAAGAAGAAATAAGTGACCCTAACGCCGTAGGACCCAGGACAGTGCTTAGCGCTCCCGCTCTAGAAAACAATTAAGGAGAAATGGATCAAGGGGTGACCCTCCCGTGGATGTACACCAATGTCAGTTGATTCGTTCAACGGTTCGTCGAAGTCTTTTTCCTGAAGTTGATGAGTTGGAGGCAGCGGTTCGCTGGCAAACCTCGTGGTCTCGGCCGGTCGGTTGAAATAAGATAGGGGGGCGGTACGAAATTGCCGTTATGCCCTAAATCACTTGTTGAGGACGCTTTAAAGTAGGATGTAGGCTCTAAGGAGTCGAACCTATATCAGTGTGAC